AAAGCGGGGAGCCGATCTCAGCACGGGGTTGTATCGAGTTCTGGCTAGGCCAGGCGGCCGCACGGGGGGTGGCAATTCGCATCCCCGAGAAGAGTCACCTGATGAAGATCTTCCATCTGGTGCAGTCCAACACGCAGTACGGATTCGAGGAATTCCATCTCGTGGAGCGGCGGTGACACCTGAGCAGATTGACGCCCTGCCTGCGGGGCGGGAACTGGATGCGCTGGTGGCGGAGAAGGTGATGGGGTGGACCATAACTGCATGGGCCAGCGGAGAGCCTTGGGGTAACCGTGAGATCTTTGAGCCCTCTGGGCGCGGTCCGCATCGAAAAGCGGCGCATGTTCCCACCTACAGCACCGACATCGCCGCCGCGTGGGAGGTGGTGAAGAAGTTGGACGCAGATGGGTTAGTGTGGGCCATCGCGGACGATGAAGTGTACTTCGCGAAAGGAGACCCCGACAGCCCGGACTACCGATTCGGCGGTGTCGGTCTTTATCCCTTCGTGGATAAACCTCTCGCCATCTGCCGCGCTGCCCTGAAAGCGCTAGGCGCATGAACATCGTCCTCATCATTCAGGCACGGCTCACCAGCCAGCGGTTGCCGAGCAAGGTCTTGAAGCCCATCGGGCCATTACCGAGTCTGGCGCATACCCTGATTCGTGCTAGGGCAACAGGATTCCGTGTGGTGCTGGCCGTTCCTGATTCGCAACGTTCTGTGATAGCTACCGCTCTTGTTGGAGAGGAGGGTTTGAATGAGGATTGGTGGAACGATGTACACGGCGGCCCTGAAGATGATGTCTTGGCCCGCATGACAAGCGCCGCCATGGCAGAGCGTGCCGACATCGTCGTCCGGCTGACTGGCGATTGTCCGTTTGTGGATCCGCGGATGGTGTGGACCTGCGCCTACGGAGCGGCGAAGCACGACTGCTACGTGGCTAACTGCGGAGTTCCCACAGCGCGGGGCCTGTTCCCGCGCACCGAACCACGAGGGCTTGATGTCGAAGCCTTCCCCCTATGGGCGCTGGTGGACGCCGATCTCTACGCGACGGAAGCTCTCGAGCGGGAACACGTCACCCCGTGGATACGAGCCAATGTAGCCTGTCTGCCGATGCGGGGGTCCACGAATCGCCCCGATCTGCGGTGGGTCCTGGATACCGAAGAGGATTACGATTGGTTCTGTAAACTAGCCACCATGGTGGATTGCACGCCACCGCATCCGACGACCCGGGAATTGCTAGCGTTCCTGAAGGAGCACCCCGAGATGGAGCGGAGAGATGGATGAAGGCCGGGAACAAGCACAGGGCTGCTTCAATCTGATTGTGATCGCGGCGATCGTGTACCTCTTTTATTTGGTCCTGCGATGATCCGCTACTGTTCCCGCTGCGTCATGCCGGCGACAAAGCCCGACCTCCGCATTGACGAAGAGGGTGTGTGCTCCGCTTGCCGCGCCTACGAAGGGCGTGCGGCAGTGGACTGGGACGCCCGGCGTACCCAACTCGTGGCGCTGATCGAGAAACACCGGAACCCCGCGGCCGGCTATGATTGTATCGTCCCTAGCTCCGGGGGGAAGGATTCCCACTTCCAAGTCCTCACCATCCTAGAGCTCGGCTTCAGGCCGCTGGTGGTCACTGCCACCACGGACCACCTGACCGAATTGGGCCGGCGCAACATCGAGAACCTGAAAGCCCAAGGCGTAGACTACATCGAGATCACCTGCAACCCCGTGGTCTCCCGGAAGCTGAACCGCATCGCCCTAGAAACAGTAGGCGACATCTCCTGGCCGGAGCACGTCCGCATCTTCACCGTTCCCGTCCGGTTGGCGGTCCAGTACCAGATCCCGCTCATCATCTGGGGGGAGAACAGCCAAAACGAGTACGGAGGACCAGCCCAGGCGCAGGAGAATCCGACACTCGACCGGCGCTGGCTGGAGGAGTTCGGCGGCCTCTTGGGGCTTCGCGTCTCCGACCTGATCGGCCAGGAGGGACTGACGACCCGTGATCTATGGATCTACACGTACCCTACTCAGGAGGAATTGACCGCAGCCCAGGTCACGGGCCTCTTCCTCGGATACTACGTTCCGTGGGATGGGTGGGCCAATCAGCTCATCGCGCAGGCCCACGGCTTCGAGACCTACCCGCATCTAGTGGAAGGATCGGCCGCGAACTATGAAAACCTCGACAACGCGCAAACGGGCATCCACGACTTTGGGAAATGGTGCAAGTTCGCCTTTGGGCGTGCTACGGACATCGCGTCCATGCACGTTCGACGAGGCCGACTTACCCGTAGGGAAGCCGTGGAAGCGGCGCGTCGTCATGATGGACGCTACCCCGAAACCTATCTCGGTATCTCTCTGCAAGACGTGCTCGCGGAAATTGGCCTCACTCGCAGCACGTTCGATCTGTTGGTCGACCGCTTCACGAACCGCGCCCTCTTCAAAACGACATCGGACGGGGCGCTCATCCGCCGGCCAGACGGCTCGCCGGAGAGGCTGAACGAGCCATGACGATCCAACCACAACAGCCAATTGATGGGACGCCACGCCTCTGCCTATGGTGTTGCCACGGGACCTATCGCACCATGGTGGATGGCAAGCTCAACAACTACCGCAACTACGGCCTCGGTGGCGCACAGCCGGAGAAATGGCGGCTACTCCGGTGCGATACATGCGGCCATGTGCAGTGGTTCCGGGAAGCATGAAACCACAGGTTGCCATCCTCGACTACGGCTGCGGGAACCTGCGGTCGGTCTACAATGCCGTGCGGGAAGTGGGGGGTGACCCCTGGATCGGACCAGTCGCTCACGCAGAGGTCACGCATATCATCCTGCCTGGCCAAGGGGCGTTTCATCAATTGCCAGATCATGCACCCGAAACGCTTGGCTACTATCGTGAGCGTGGCATCCCCATCCTGGGCATCTGCCTCGGGATGCAGTTGATGTGCGAGGGCTCCGAGGAAGCGCCCAGCGTCAAGGGACTGGGATGGCTACCATATCACGTCGAGCGGCTGAAAGCCACGCGGTTGCCGCATGTCGGATGGGCTGGCGTCAACCACTATGGGACGTTCTACTTCTGCCACAGTTACGGGGTTCCGGTAAACTTGGATCGAGAAATCAGAGAATGGCCAGAACGCCCGTGCGCCCATATCGGAACTACGGTGGTTGATGACTGGCACTTCTATTCGCTATTCCAAAACGCCAACCTCTGGGCCGTCCAATTCCATCCCGAGAAGAGCGGCAAGGCGGGCCTCGCCTTCCTACGGGAGTTCCTGAAACTGTGATCCGCGTCATCGCCACGCTGCTCTGGAATGGCCAGACCCTCGTCAAAGGCGTTGGCTTCGATGCCTGGCGCTCAGTCGGCCATCCCCTGCAAGCCATCAACGTGTTCCAGATGCGGGAGGTGGACGAGATCTTGTTCCTGGACATCACGGCTACTAAGGAAGGTCGGCGGCCGGACTTCGCCTTGATCGAACAGCTGTCGGAGAAATGCTTCGTGCCGCTCACCGTTGGTGGGGGCGTCAAGTCCGTGGACGATGTGCGGGAGCTGCTGCGGGCAGGGGCAGACAAGGTGTGCATTCAAAGCGCCAAATCCATCATCTCACAGATAGCGGGACAATTCGGCGCGCAAGCAATCGTTGAATGTGTGGAATACACCACCGAACCAACGGAAGTCCTCACCATCAACCAAGAGGCCGGGGAATTACTCTTCCAGTCTCGGCCACATGATGGCACGATGCAGGGCTATGACTTGACCGCATTCACGAACGTTCGACACCTTCGTGTCCCCGTCATCGCTTCCGGTGGGGCAGGGATCTACCAGCATTTCGCCCAGGCCATCGACGCCGGCGCCTCGGCCGTTGCCGCCGGGGCCATGTGGCTGTTTACCGAACAGACGCCCTTGGAAGCGAAGAAGTACCTCAAGGCGCGGGGCTACGACGTGCGGCTCTAGTACTCGTCCTCCATCGCCATCACTACGGCCATCAACTCCACGGTATCGTCTTCTGCGGCCTTGAACGCTGGGGCCAGCTCCTCCTCGTCTTCCTCTTCCTTCTTCGGCTTCGGTGGACGTTTCTGCCACCACTTGTGCGGTGGGTTCCGCGGAAAGCCCACCATCCCACCACTGCGGACGGTAGCCGGGGTAGATAGTGCTGCACCAGTGATGACGGTAGCAACTGCACTGAAGATTCCTGCCCCCGCCAAATCACAATCGCATAACCGCTGGCGAGTGTAGGTTGCCGTAACGGATGCACCCGCGTCGAGTGTGGCTTCTGCGGATTTCTGCTCCCCACTAACGACCGTGGGGGCGGCAACGATCGTCGCAACGCCGGCCAGCTCCCCTTGACGCAACCGCAGCCGCACAGCGGCGGCCTCTGTGCTTGCCAGTGCTGTCAGGTCCGCGATAGCGAGACGAGCACGGACGAAGGCGCTGTCCAGGGTGGCGACCGCAGCGACCACGCCATCTTCCCATCGGATGCGCGTGGTCGGGGCGATGACCGAGGACACACCAGGCATGAGCCCCGATTCAAGCCGTTGCCTTGTGTACTGTGCTATCAGCGATGCATTAGCATCCAGGGTAGCGGTAGCCGATTTCTGGGTAACACCACCGGCCGCCGCCCCGAACTCGCTATCAGCCCACGCTTCGAGTTCGAGGACTGGATCGAACCAGCCCTTGAGCGCGAACGTCGGGTCGTAGAGATACTTGAGACTCACGCGGGCAACCCGACGAGCTGAAGTTCAGCGATGGATTGCGCGGCCTCAATCCGAGGGTCCAGGGTTACGTCGCGCAAGCGTTGCTTCTCTTGCGCGATGGCCGTTTTGCGAGGCTGATCGTTAGCTTCATCTGCCTGGAGGTATGCCAAGTCGAGCGCCGCCAATCTCGGCGCCCGCGCCTCCCGCAGAAGGTTTCGATGAAGCTCACGGGCATGCGCCATGTCGTGCTCGATTCGCCCCGTATCCCGCCACGCGTTCCGATAGGTCCGGTCCGTCGGAACCTCACTCTCCTCGACGAAGCGCCACGACACGACTGGCACTTGCTCGGGGTCGAACGAAACGGAAGCGCGGGCGATCTCGGCGTCCACCGTTCCGCGGGTCGCCAGCCGTGACCAGGCAATACTCCCGTCAGCCCGGTACTCGGTAGTGACGAACGTCATGAGTGCCAGCGTCCCGTCCGCGCAGGTAAGCGCAATCCGCAGCGTCTCAGGAGGCTTGGTCATGCGTGATCTCCGAAGGCAGCCATGTGCCAGGTGGTCGGGTCCTTCACGAGGTTAGTAGTCCCTGTATTATCAATGCAATCGAGCGCGACGCTCCCGACAGCAATCGTGGCGCTTCGGATGTGGCACTCTCTGGCATTGGCCACAGCCCACGTGGTGCCAGTCGCCTGGACTTGCGCTACGCAGGCATACGTCGTGCCCGAGAAATCGGTGGCAATCGTGACCGTGACAACGCCAGTGCCCGTATCCGAGATGCTGGTGATGTTGTAGCTACCGAGGATATTCCCCGCCACACCGCACACCAGCCAGCACTTGGCCGCCGAGGGATGGAAATGCTGGCGGCCCGGAGTGACGAAGCTGGTCAGTGAACTGCCGGACTCCATATCGGCCTGGGTCGCAATGGCCCCGGCCTCACTAACCTTGAGAGCCCCGTTGGTATCGAGCACCGCCCAACCTGAACCATCGATGTATTGCAGTTCCTCTCCGGTCGCGAGCGTCAGCTTCACGAGTTCAACGGTCGTCGTGCCATCGAAGTGCTGCACGGTAACGGTGACAGAAGAGGAGGCGTGCTTGTTCCGGGCGACCAGAGTCTGCACGTTCCGCTGGGTCGAGGCGCCGGGAGACGCGACCACCGTCGTAGTCGTCGCCCCGGTGATGGCCGTATTCGTGCGGCCGGGGGTGATGGTGCCAGAGGCGTTGTCCACCCACGAGGCATGGACATCCGTCGTGACGGCCTGGCCCGTAACGACTTGGACCAGGTCGGAGGTGCTGGTGAGCAGCAGCATGACCTAGATCTCTTGGAGCGTCAGCGCGCCGCTGCTGAACTTCAGTTGATCGTTCGCATTGATGGTGACCGAGGTCGTGAGCACATGACTGTACGGTAAGGCCCCAGCAGCACCCGATGAGGTCCAAACACCGGCGCCAACGACGGTCCCCCAACTCGTAGTCGCTACGGGAAACAGGATCTCCGTAGTGTTCACCGACTGGCCTGAACTTCCCCCTGTGCTCCAAGTGATGGGCTGACGAGTAGCGGCTACGATTTCGGTCCCGCCGGAACTGCCGTCAGTCGAGAGAACGGAAAAGGCCGACAGGTAGGTGGCGGTGGGCGCGGTGATGTTCACCCCGCGCATCACGTTGAGGATGTCAATACGGTAGGCAATCGTCTTAGCTGCCATCTTGGACCTCGATCACGGATTCCCGGCCATCCTTGCCCTTGATGACATAGCGCCCCGGTTTCCGCGGAATGGTAACATGGCTGTGAGACTCGACGGTCACCTGGGCGGGGGCGATCTTCACCTTCGCCGGCTCCACATGCACGAACGGGGCGGGCATCGTGATATTCGGGGCTGCCACGTTTACGATAGGTGCGGCAGTGGTAACAGCCGGCGTATCAACTTTGATCGCTCCTTCGGCAATGGTAACTGGTACGTGAATATTCGGCTGGGCCGCCGCTGGAACGTTCACCGTGATGTGCTGCGGCTCCCGCTTCTCGGTCACCTCAGGCCCCTGAGCGTCAGCCTGCATCCGTTCCTCGTTGGCGCGCAGCAGCTCGGCTTTCGCATCCGCCCGGCGCCGCTCCGCTTCTACTTGATCTGCTTCCCGGTCTTCATAGCCCTCCTCCGTCATCTCGGGCCAACCCAGAAGGTTGCGGAAGTGGTTCTCCAAGTCCAGATCCGGGAACAGCCGTGCGCCGGCCCCTGAAAGGGCCGTGACCATGGAAGCGATCGTGTTCAGATCCACCGACTCGACGTTACTGTGCTTCAGCTCGGGCAGCTTCTCGAGGCGGAACCCGTTCAAGCCCAACAGACGCGGGACGGCGTGCCGATTCATTACATCGTCCACCTGATCCAGCATGGAATCGACCGCGGCGCCAAACAGGCTGGTCTTGGCGGCGCCCAAGGCCCAGCTCCCCACATTAGTGGACCCCAAGAACAGGAAATCCGCCATGACGCTCATGGCGATCTCCCGGTTGTAGCGCTGGATCACCTCGGTGGTGTTGAACTGTCGGGTCCCGCCGGTGCTCAAGAGCTTGAAATCATAGAGTGGTTTGCCCTGGCCGTCGTAGGCCATGGGCCACAACCCGCCCTCCTGCTCATCGCGCCGGATGTTGACCACGAAATTCTTCAACGCGTTGTAGATGCTCGCTTGGCCACTGCTGCGGGTACCGCTCAACAGTTCGGCTGGCACGAAACCCATGGGATAGCCCGCCAGATCGCGTTCAATCCCGATGGCCTCGATCTCCTCGATCCGCTTGACGTAGTACCAGGAACGGTAGGCTGTCCGGAGCACTGAGCGGCCCTCGGGGTTGTTCTTGTGGACGTTGGGTCGAAACAGCAACGCCTTCTCGATGGGGATGAACAGCTCTGTGGGAGCTGTCACTGGCTGCTGGTACATCCCCTTGATCCCACCCGAGGTGTCGAACTCCCAGCGCGTGCGGCTGTCCTGGGAGCGGATCGGCAACTTCCGCCAGCCGATCAGCCCGTCATCGTGGCGGCTGGATTGGCCAACATCCCGTTGCGGCCCGCGGCGGTACTTGTAGACCTCCTCATGGTAGGACCAGCCGTAGGTGAGCATCGTCAGGATCTCGGCCAGCGTGTCGTGCCAGGACTGGCTCATGTCGTGCAGGCTGGTCTCGATAAGCTCCTTGGCCCGTAGGTCGTCGTTGCTATCCCCGCCAGGCTGCACGAAGAAACTGGTGCCGCGCATCAGCTTCTCGACCGCGAAGAGACACGCCCCTACCGTGGCCGAGTTGGTGGACATCTCCTTGTAGATCTTGAGCGCGCGATCCCCGGTCAGGTCCCGGTGGAACTCTTCGTTGACATAGCCGGAGTAACGAAGGAGGCCAGTCTGCCCGATTTCGGAGAACCCTGCATCCGGCGGCGTTGGGTGTTGCTTGGCGACGTTCGCCAGCCGGTGGCGACCGTTACCCTTGGAGGTAGCCCTTGCCATGGCGCTAGTCTACAACCTTCTGGCGCAACACGCTAGAAGCGGCCCCGCCACGGGCTTTCCCGGTGGAAGCCCTCAAAGAAGCTGGGATCGAGATCAGTCGGTACCGCGTCTGGGGTCCCGAACAATGCCGTCAGCGCCCAGACCAAGGCGTCCAGCCGGTCAGGGGATGCCATGCCAGAGAGCGGTTCCCAGCTGCACAACTGATCCTCCAGGACTTCATAGGTGCCGACATGGTAGACCCGCCCCTGCTCGTAGAGCGCCGCAATTGGCTCAGCCCGGGCACGTTTGCTTACCGTCGCGTGGACCGCCTCGAGCGGCAGGTTCTTCCGCACCGTGGTCAGGGTGTGGGCCACCAGATCGCCACCTTGGTTCGCTTCGTAAACGATACGATCGGCCTGCTGCTCATCGAAGCCCTCGATGGCGCGCCGAGCCCATTGGTCAGGGCCATAGCGCCCGCTGCGGTCAGCCAACACATAGCCGTTGCCATCCCGTCCACGGCCAGCCACGATGATGCCCGTCTCGTCGGATTCTTCCCGTGCAGTCACAGCGGGATCAATGGCCACCACAATGCGGAGGAGGTGGGGCGCCGTCGGTACCCGCCGAATCATGGCCCGTTTCCACAGGGCGCCCTCCGATTCCTCGAGGAGCACCGCAAGAAGTTCTTGCTGGCCTAACGTCGTGCCTTCATAGCGGCTGACGATTTCCGCTTGGAAGGCGGGGGCGAGGTTCTGGATGTTCTCGTAGGTCGTTCCCCGTGTCATTTTCACGTCAGGCCGGCGCACCAACTCACGTAACAAGGCGATCGGTTTGGGTGTCGTGGTGAACACCGCCTGGGGATTCTCCCCCAATCGGAGACCCAGCATCAGGTTGTCGAACGCCTCCCGTGGATAGTTCCAGACCGCCAGCTCATCTCCCCAGGCTGTATCATGCTGCGGCCCACGGAGCTGGTCAGGCTCATAGCCGGAGAAGATGGTGGCCGTGGCAGGTTCGGTTCCCCCGTCTCGGGGCCACGTCAGCCGGCGTTTCGAGGGCTCATACAGCGGTCGCTCGGCCACATAGCCCACGTGCAGGATCCCACTCTCACCCTCGATCATCACATCCCGGGCATCGGCTGGCGTCGGCGCGATCAAGGCCGCCCGGCGCATCAGGCCCTCACGCCAGCGATGGTAGATCCACTCCGCTCCTGAGCGCGTCTTGCCGAACCCCCGGCCCGCCAACTGGAGCCAGATCGTCCACGGTTCCTCTGGCGCCAGTTGGTTGGGCCGCGCCCAGAATCCCCACTCAGCGAGGAGATGCGCGGCGTCCGTTGCCGTCGGGGCGAGCTGCCGTAAGCTCGCTTCCCGCTGTGAGCCGGTCAGCAAGGCGACCGATTCGGCGACGGAGCGTCTGTTGGGCGTCTCGGATTTCGATGGGCTCGCCGTCTTTGCCCGTGATTTCATGGCGCTCGGTTTCCCGCCACCCGGCCTGGGTCTTGAGGTAGAAGAAGGCACAGGCCACTTGCCCAGCCATGGCCTGTTTGAACACGGTTTTTGAGACCTGGCTGATAGCCTGAGCCCGACCAGTTTTATAGGCGCTCGCCAGAGTGTCGTCTTGGAGAAACCGCGCACGCAGACGCTGGTCGGAAAGGCCGAAGAAATCGGCGATCTGCTCTTGGGTCAACCCATAGCCGGCCAGCTGGGCAACCTGCTTGGGATTGATAGGCTTGGGCTTCATGGTCCGGTACTGTACACGGTCTGGAGGATCGTACCGCAGGACCGGCAGCGGATGGTCCGATGGACCCCTGCGGGGATACTAGAAGTGCCGTCGGGCTGTGCCATGACTCTAGCATAGGTGTGAGGGCCCAAATGTTCAATACCCGACCCGCACCAGCAGCGGACCCTAGTTCCTGGCAAGAACAATCGAAAGGCGGTGGTGGGAACGGTCAACGACCAATCTCTCATCCTTGGCCCTCCGGTGGGGGCGCCCCACGCTTGGTGTCGATCGCTCGCTCCAACGCCGAGCCGCTTACTACACCAGGGGAATCCTCTCGGTCTCCCAGGAGGTCATGTCGCTCCTTCGCGGTGAGCCACGGCGCGGCTTCCCGGGGATGGTCGAGAAACGCATCATCTGCAACGCGAACACCCAGGTAGAGATCGCCGTCCTCCGACATGGTGACGTGACCGTGCTGACGGACGTATCGCCACCGTGCAGCCTCAATCGCCACGTCGCGCAGTTCCTTGGCCGCTTCGATCCCCGCTTCGGAGGGCGCGGCGGGGGGCCCGGCTGGTTGCCCATAAATCTCGACGCGACCGAGCGGCTCCCATTTTACACCACCCGGCATTACTTGCCCCTGCCAGAGATACGGCTGACCCTCTTCGTCATACACAACGCGGTAGGCGATGGGCACCGTGTGCGGCGCGGCGGGCGGCCCGAGGCAGGGAGCGGCGAGGGCCATTCGAGCAATATCCCTCGGGTCCTCGACCTCGATTTCGTTGCCGTCTGCTGTCTGGCCGCGCCACGTCAATTCACCGTTAAGGCGATGCCACATGCGGCGATCACTGATGCGCTCCAGGCCTTCGCGCACCGGGCACGTCAGCACGCAGGAGACCGGGGCAGGCGAGTTACTTACCGCCTCGGATACAGTTGATTTCTGTATATCTGCCTTTTCGGGGCCAGCCTGCTCCCGGCCCATGAGCGTAACGCCTAGAATCTCCACAACCTGGCCGAGCACATGAACGTGCACTTTATCTGGCGGCCCATAGTAGCACTGGCAGCCATAGAGGCGATCTCCTTTGAGCCCGAAGATACCGTCGGTCGGTTGCCGCTCCATGTCGCTCATGCTCCCTCGCCTTCGTGGAGGATGCGCTCCTCCCCCGGCGGCGGCGCGGGAGCGTTAGAGATACCCATCCTTACCTCGCTCATGAAAGTTCTTGACGATGTGGTGGTGAATCTTCACCTGCCACTCGGGAAGCGAGCTTGCAAAACGGTGATTCGCCGGAACGCGCTCAACGAAGATTTCGGAATCCTGGTGGCTCTCTACCGCAGAGCCGACATGATAGTAGGCTGAATCTTCACTATCGCAAACGCTGTCGAGAACCGGGAAGTACGGCATCCCGTTCATCGCCTTATCGAGCCGCCAGACGAGCCATAATGGGCGGCGTTCAGCGCACTCGTCCTCGTGGGGCGTCGTGATGGCCTTCTTGTGAGCTACCGTCACAAATCGAAATACGCCCACCGGGCGCGGCCCCACGGGGTCAGCGGCGCTCATGGGGCGGGCCGCCCTCTGGCTTTTACTGTTTGCTGAAACCGGGCCCGGCGCTCAGGAGACCACGGAAGCGTGCGCCGATCCATGGCTGGCCCGACGAGATGGACCGAACGTTCACAGAGGACGCCCACATCTCCACGAGGCTCCCACCCGGCGGCCTCAATCTGTGCACGCAAGTCCGCCGCTGACGCCGCAGTAAACTGCTCCGCGCCCGCCTCTTGTCTGCGTCGGTCGAGGATGACCGCACAATAGGCTTCGGCACCTGTCATGCGATGTCGCTCCAACCAGTAGAAGCCGCAGTTCTCTTTATCGCTCACGTTCTCTCTCCTTGGGCGTCCCGGCTCGACGGGGAAACGCCGATGAGGGCGCGCACCTTGTCGCGGCACTCCTCCATCGCGCCCCAGATGGATGGCGCGATCCACTTGCGGCTCTCCGCATCAGCCAGGAGCGCCTCGTAGGGGATGACCGACTCGACGAGCAGCTTCAACAAGCTCGCGTTCCGCTCCCGCGCGTTCTCAAGCTCCTTCTCACACTTCACGCGAGTCGCGAGCGTATCGCAGACCAGCTTGTCGAGCTTGGCCTTCAGCTCCCGCTCCTGGGCCAGCGCGGCCAGCAATTCACGGCAGAGATTGACGATCTCCGTAGGTTGAATCGCCGTCGTGGAGCGATGCGCTTCATCAGCGTTCAACGATGCCCCATTCCACCATCGCTCGATTTCATTCAGCCGCTCGGCAATCGCCAGTTCGTTGTCCGTCATCGCTCCAGCTCCTTGAAGGCCGCCGCCAGCCGGGCGGGCTCGATGCCGGCGCCCTTCGCCAATGTGCCAGTGTTAGATCGCATCTCCGCAGGGACCGTCGCAGCTATTCGGTCCTCGTACAAGATCCGCTCGGCGATCTCCGCCTTCGCACGGTCGTACAGCTTCCCCGAATGTGGGTGGCGCGGTGCCGTGCGACACGCCTCCTCGTACCGCTGCCGCTGTTCGGCCGTCAGGCGCGCCAGCAACCGCATCACCCAGCCGCGTTCGGTGGCGCGGTACTTCATGGCCGGACCTCCTCGATCGTCCAGCCCTTCCCGTCGCGCCGCACCACCTTGACTCGGAAGGGGTAGAGCCGGGCGCAGACCTGCGCCTTGACCTTCGCATCGTCTCGATAGAAGCCCTTCACTTCGTGCAGCTCACACTCACCCCCGGCGAGCACCACAAAGAAATCCGGTGTGTACCGCGTATCCGCGGCCAAGAGCAAGGTCAGCGCCTCGAAGTGGTACTCGGCGATCTCCCCAGCACGCTTCCGCGCTTCGAGCAGGAGGCCGTAGTCGCGCTCCGTGGCGTTCATAATCCGGGCCTGCCGGTAAGCTCTGGCCATAGGTCGGCGGGCCCCGGTCACGGGCCAGCCCCCGCCTGGGCGGCCCGCCACGCTGCGTCGTAAGCAGCGGCAACCTCCCGCAGCGTCTCGCCCCGCAGATGGTAGGCGTATTTCCGCTCGAACGAGCGCGCCCCAATCCGGTGCTGCTCCTCATGGAGCGCCCTTTCCAATGGCACGAGTTCTGCGTCCGTCCCGCCAGCGCCTCGCGCCTTGGCGTGCGCCGCCACGATCACCGCCGGCCGCTGCCTACCCCACCTCGTCCACGGCCACAGCACGCTCTCGCCCGGTCGCGCCCCGGACACGCAGCATGCTTTGCTGCGAATCCAGTTCCGCTTCGCTTCATCGCGCACGCCGCTCACCTTGAATCGAGACTTGCCCTTGCTCCGGGGCCGCGTCCGGCGGGCGAGCCGCTTCCGCGATTTCGCCAAGGGCTTCCGACGAGGAATTATGCGCCCACCTCCCGCACATCACCCAAGAGCGTCACATCAGGAAAGCGGGCAGCATAGACTCGGCGACAGAAGGGCTCAATCTCACTGGCCCACACGACAGACTTTCCAGTGCGCCGCGCTGCCAACCCGAAGCCGCCAATGCCACAAAACAATTCCCCGACTGTCTCGGCAGGGATGCGTCGGAGAATCCACTCCGCGACGGGCGGGGCCACGGCG